CCCGGCTTCCATTATTTAACTTTTTAGTACGGTAAATTTTTACCGAAGTATTGTACAATAATAATCTTAAGAAATGCCCGAATGAGCAATTATGTCGGATAAGAGGCGGTTTTTATGGTAATTTTGTCGATTAAGAAGAGTTTGTACAGTGCGAGAAGTTGACACGGTTTATCTTGTGCTCGGCGTATAATTCTTTTTTATTGATCTACCCGTTCAATGCTTCGTTGACGTAGTTGTCAGATGGTTTTCAGGCTTAAATCAGGAGGTCGTTGGCCAAAGACGCTAACCCTTAATATTGCCGGCCGATCCGACGGTGAGTTTTTCGAAGGATAGACCTTCACATTCTTCCAAAGAAGTCGCTTAACATAATTTAGATTGTGTGCGAAGCGAAAACAGGCGGAGGAAAGAGTCTCGCAGTGGAACTGCCACAAGTGGAGTTCATAGGGGCGCTTTGTGCCTCGGAGGACGGACCCAAGCCGTTTGAACGAAGCTTTAGCGCAGTGAACTTGCTTTGACAGGTTTGATTATTAGAGAATAACGGAAATATTTACGAACTTTGTGACTGTTCCAACAATGATATCTATGCAGAAGAGAATATATCATACCGCTAATGGAGAATATCCTGGTCATCGGCTCACTTTTGCTGAAAAGTCGGCTCATTTGTACCACTATACATCATTTGTTTCTTTCGTTAAAATCTGGCTTTCTCAAAGACTATTGTTTTCTCCCTTGTCGAAGATGAATGATGTTCAAGAGAAGAGTGTTCGATGTGCATCATCCAATCCCAATAGCATCCCTATATTGAAGGCATATGATGAAATCCGTCGGAAATATAAACAGATTAGTTTTACAATGGATTATGCCTCTTATTTCAAAGGGTGCATGTCAACAATCATGTGGGGACATTATGCTGACAAGTGCAATGGCGTTTGTATTGAATTTGACGCATCAAAATTATCCTTTTCAGAAGGGACACTTTATGGGTTCATTCATTACAAGAAAGCAATGGAGCATAATACTCCAATTCCCACAAGTGTAAAAACCATTGAGGATATAGACAAATATATTCGGCGTAATTCAAGGCGGATTCTGTTTACGAAACAGTCTGGATGGCGAGAGGAAAATGAGTTCCGGGTTGTGTCGGCAAATGCTGACTATTTGGATATAACAGGCGCAATTACTGCAATTTACTTAACCTCATTTAAATCCACAGAATGCCTTTTGGCTGAAAAGCTTGTTAATGACACCGTACCCGTTAAATTTCTGCATTATATTGGAGCCGAGGACAATCTCTCATTGCCGGTGCTCACCGATACTAGAAAGATTAGAGAACAATTAGAGTATAATTTAATAGCCCCAGAGGTCATTGATGCAGAAGTACGCCAGAAAGAACACTTGGCGATGGATATCTTACACTCTGCAAAATCTCATCCTAGCAGTGATAGTAGTAACGAATGATTATGAATCCCAATACTGAATTTGAACGCTTTACTCAGCGTGTTTTCCAAAAACTTGAGCATAATGGTGTTCTCAAGCCGTCTCGCGTTCAGCACAATGTGAAGTTAAAGGGAAAGTCTGGTTGTGAGCATCAGATTGATGTGCTCTGGGAATACGAAAAGGACGGCATTTTTCATCGTGTGGCCATCGAGTGCAAGAATTATAAAACTCATGTTCCAATTGGGAAGGTGAGGGATTTCTTTGGCGTTCTACATGATCTTGATAATGTCAGAGGCATTATGGTCTCAAGCAAAGGGTTTCAGGAAAGAGCTATCAAATTCGCCGACTTTCATGGTATTTCGTTGAAGGAACTCCGAACTCCTGAATGGAATGAGGTCCTCGGATCAATTATTGTCACGACCCATGTGGATTGTCGACATTGTTTGTTTGCTATAGATGGGGGATGGGCCGACAAGAATCATTTCAGCATTCAGCGATATCGGGAAAGGTTGGCTATGCTCTATACATCAAAATCGGAATACTGGCTTAAAGCCAGCCATCTTCCCATAGAAACGAAAGATAATATTATCCGCGATTTCGACGGCAATGTAAAATACTCAATGGAGGAACTGGAGAGACAACTCCCTGAGAATCCGGAGCCGGGTTCTTCCTTTGTTTTCCCCTTAGACGACGCATGGCTTAATTCGCGTTATTGGGGAGCGGTAAAAATCTGTGAGGTGAAATACGAGTATGAGAGCAATGAGCAGGAGACCACGTTAAATCTTGCCGCTGATGACTTTGTGGAGGCCATACTTGATGATGCCATTAGTGGGAAGACAGATTATGTGCCGAAACACTGATTTTGCCCCCATTATTGTCTTAAAAGTCCTTGAAAGACTGAAATTGTTCGTATCCCCATACACGACCTAAAACGAATTCTTGGTTCTCGCGAAGGAATGTTTAACTTTTAAGACAGCCTGGGGGTGGGAGGAGGTCGGCAATCAGGATTATTCTGTATTCCGGCTGTTTGTCTTCAATGTCCGACTTGAGGATGACCTTAGTGTCGTACCTTGGATTATGATTGACTGCAGGTACCCTTTGTTAAGCTCGCCATGGATACGCCTTATCGTTCCGTTCGGAGTGCGCAACTCCACGCTTCCCGTCTTTGGAGCCTGTGAGTTCTTCTTTGGCCCCCCCCCCCCAGACTGTCTGAAAAGTCTCGGCTAGAGTTGTAAAGTCTGTACCCCTATACAGGGGCGACAACGAATTCTCAATCCTCGCAGGGGATACTTTTACTTTTAAGACAGTCTCCCCCTGCCGGTCTTCGCCGCAAATGCCGGTATCGGGACAAAGTCGCCTCCGGCAGTCAACAGGAGGAATTCGCCCGAAGGCGATGCGGAAGATGCCCGCTCCTTTGCATAATGTCGCTTGCTCTCAAAGAACCTCCATTCCGGAACGCCCAGCTCAGATAGCCTGGCCTTGTAGCTTACGCCATTGTCATTGCAGTACTTTACGATACTTGCCACTTCTTCTTTGGTCATCATGGTCTTACATGTTTTGGATGGCAAAAGTTCCGGATAATAATTCAGAAGTCTATGACGTGGGAGACCGGAGACTTACAATGCGTTGGCATGGATTGAAACGAGTAAGCAGGAATCCTTGCCGTGTTCCAAGTACCAGGCATTTACTCTGCGGCATCGTTCTGCGAGAGTGATGTCCTTCTCTTTAGGGACTAGAAGTTCTGCGTCAAATCCTCTGCTGGGGAGAGAGAAGACTAATCCTGTTGCGGTGATGCGGTAAAACTTGTGCTCAAGAAACCGTTCGTTCGTGCTGCATTTGCCGCGGTGTCGGAGCCGTGACCATTGTCGATGAAGATTTTCGTGTGGCTGTAATCCTGTTGTTACGGCAGTCACCGAATTCCAAAGACAAAATAGAATATCGACTTGATTACTCTTCTATATCGCTACCTTTATTCCATTATGTGGCCTCGGACATTCTCAGCACACAAGCGCTCAAGGGTAGCATCATATGTCCATTTGCTATCATCATAGATTGCTAAATCTACCAAATTTGAAGATGTGTTTAGAACAGCAAGAGTTAGCCATTGATTTGCTTTGTAATGATATTTGTGCAGATGCTCAAGACAATACATGTCTTTATACAGCCCCTCAATAGTTTTCTCTGAAATACATGTTATGCCAACTATCGATTCGGGCAAATCGTATTGTGCCCTGATATTAACAATCGTACCATTTTGTAGACTTCTTTCCTTTACATAGTTAAGATGTTCAATTAGCTTTTCTCGTGCTTCGGAGCTAAGGTCGTACAATAGGAATATTATGTCAGTTACTTTTGGATGTTGAATATGTGCAATCTGACAGCACAATGCCTCAAATTCTGGGCACTCCCATTTTCTTTTTATTGATCCTGGTTCGTGTTCCTGTTGTAGGCCTGAAATGAAAGGATAGTAGTCTTTATCTATTTCACAAGCAAAATCATTTGCCAGATATTCACGTGAATAGTCTCGCTGTGGAAATAGCTTATGTATAAGATGGTACGCTAAATAGTTTATTTCATTTGTTGAATAGTAATATGAAGAGGTTGCAACCCTTTGCTGGATGTAGTAAGTGAACTTATACGAGTTGTCAAGATAGTGGGTAATCAACCCCAAGTCAAATGCGCTAAATACAACAGGGTATGGATCCTCTTTTTGCTTTATAAGTAGTTCATGCACCTGATGTGTTAGTGCAGGGTAGTTTTCGCTAGTAAGACATACAATAAATACTTCGTCAATGTTATCGCTAATCTTAACTATTTCTTTGTTTTCCTTTGACCAAAAGAGTACATCCTGTGGATTTAATATGTGCTTTCTACATAGCAATCCTTGTTCATACGCATCTTGAACCGCACATTTAAAATCGTGAGTCAAATCTTTTATCGTGCCAGTCCTCGATATCTGTGATAATCGTTTGGATTTTACCTGAAAGCAGATAGCCTTTGTTCCGAGCACGCATAAAGTATCAATATCTGTAATTGTGTGATGCTTTGAGTCTTTAATTTCAATATCTCTAAGCACCCTTTGTTCTCCAAATATCGGCGTAAGCAATTCATAAACAATTTCTTCTGCTGCCCTACCTCGGTTACTGCCAGCCTTTTTGAAATACTGTTTATCAGCCATGATCCAATAGTATGGACCTTCATAAAGCGACACAAAAAGCTGATATATCAACGGAATAAAATACTGATCTTTCTCTAACCGAATAATTGGTGTTGCCTGGAGTATATTAAAGTCGCCAAAACGCTGATAAGTTTGGTTGCAATTTGGAGTGATTGAAAAGGAAAAAAGGTTTAGAAACGTACATGCATCTTCAAACTCAATGAGATCGTTGCAAGAAATACAAAACAGGTCTCGTAGTTGATTACAGAAAGGAATAATTGCATCATTGCGGAAACAGCTCATTCCGTCATTCTCAAATGGAGACAATATGGCTATAAATGGCGCAAAAGTCAAAAGCTTATTAAACTCTTCATCAGAATCAATGCCGAGCGTCTTATAATTAATACTCCTATTTGTGAAAGATAGCTTTGATGCTTTGGAATTGATTGTTCTTTTGATTTCCAGCGCAATCTCGCCGGCATTGTCAATATTGAATCCCTTGTTTTCAATTAGCCATTCGCGGTCATATTTGTACTTTTTCGTAAGGAAGTGTACATATTCATAGTCGTAAGCTGAATCACCATTGTAATAAATTGCCTCTTGAATGCTCTGTGCTTTAGCCTCGTCAGATAACTCATATTTACCATTAGAAGGGGAACTCTGAATGATTCGATGCATTTCCTGGAATACAGTCTCATAGGATGAAATATGCATTTCTTTCATTAGCACATCAGTATCAAGTACCATCTGATACATATCATCAAAAGTAATAGGGTAGCCCCAGTGAGATTCTGAATGCTGGATCCAGAATCCCAGCAAGGTCATAAGTTCTTCTGTGATCAACTTATCTCTAGATTCAAACTCCTCTGGATTATTCAAATCATAGAAGCAATCCCTCACGATGGTCATTATGAAAGCATATATATATCCAGGGCGCTTTACCAGATCGATAATTCTATCTGTTGTTATCTGAAGTTGTGTCATTGCTTTGAATTAAAATGATTAGTTAGCTAACGTATGGTATTAAGTATTCGATACCAATCCCTTCATATTCAAATATTGTAGTGTAAATATAGTAATATTCAGAACGGAAAACTAAATAATTATTACTTTTCTGTTCTGGAATTGGCTAATCAAACGGAGTTCAGCCAGTGGTCGCCGCCTGATGACTGGTAGCATCGTCAGCAAGACAAAAAATGGGCTGGCTATTAGTCGCTCGACTCTTTAGCCAGCCTCTTTGTGCGAGTTTTCGTCGAGTCAATTTGTTGAGATCTCAACTCGATTTTGATACACACGAGTCCCAAACATCTTGACGGTCTATTTAAGATGAAACAGGTGCTGCGTAGGTCCTTTTTTGTGTAGCTGCTTTATACGATGAATTTGAGGCGATGCAAAGGACAGGGATTATCGATGTTGAACCCATTACTTTGCAGCCATAATTCGCATAGTTCCGTTAATTGCTAATGGCTTTTAAGACAAAAGCGTCGTATTAAACTTCTGTAATCTTTTTTAAACGATTAACGATGATTGCTTTTCGGGTGTCGTAAAAACTTACGAAGTCTTTAAATGCATAACTTACATTTGATGGTATAAGCTGGGTCTCTTTATTTACTTTGTTCTGTTTGATCCAGTCTTCTAATGATGTGTCCTTCTTTGATTCATTCAGTCCTGAGTTTAGCAACTGCAAGTTGACAACTCCATTCCAGTAATCAGGATTCGTGTAATACTCTGAAGGGATTGCTTCTTCCGATCCAAATGTATCAATGAGCCTCTTCTTTGAAAATGATGCCGCTGGATGTAAATGGTCCTTGTGATATCTATCATTTTCAAAATTCATGTGGCTATACAGTAGTGTCAGGATAGGGTAGCATGAAGGACTGTCTTTTTGCGTTTTCAGAATGCTCTCAATGAAATCATTGTCGAGAGTAAAGTTCCTATCTTGGCCCTTAAATGCTATTATCATCTCATTGAGAGGGAAGGAGTCACCTGTGTAACCCTTTAGTACATTCTTGATCCTTGTGAGGATGGTGTCAGTCTGGCCACCGAAAACACCCTTAAGTAGGGCAATGCAAAGCCATTTACGCATTTCTTCTTTGCATTTCAAGTACTCTGTCTTTTTGAGGAGACTATCTTCAATGTTGTGCCAGTAGACATAGTAAATGATAGGGATAACAGCATTCTTTGCACGTAGACTGTCGTTGTTGAAGCCCCAACTTTCAAGAAGAAGGAAAGACTGTAAAATGCATTGTTTGATACGTTTCCAATTGGCGCTGAACAAACTGACAGTATCTGAATCAAAGTTCTTTACATTGAATTTGATGTTGTCTTTGAATAGCACAAGACAAGTTTTCAGGATAAAGTCTTCAGATATCATAAAACCAGGCTTTCCAATATTGAAGACATCAGTGACAAGGTCTGCTAATGATTTTCTTGCATCAGAGCCATCATCGGTTGTCCAATTCGCTATTGTTATTGACATCAATAAGTTAGAGAAACTTAATGGTACGCCACCACTATTTGTCCTGATGAAAATATCTAACACAGCATCGATATCCTGCTTGTCTTCTAGGTAGTAATTAATTAGCTTATCTTGATGAATTCGCTGCATCAAAGTATAAAGCACATTGGTCTGTTTTTCATCAAGTTCATTAGCAATCACATATTTAATCACATCATTAGGTGTAGGTAAACTTAGAATCTCACGGACCGGAAACCAATAATCAGTGTCAACTTCAGAAAGTTTCTTATACTCTGCATCAGTAAGAAAACGGAAGTCGTAGGCAAGCGACATTTCATTTTCAGAAGTCTTTGAAATATCTGAACTCAAGTTCAGATACAGGCGTCTTGTAGGAAGTGCATCTTCGTTGTTTACCCACCATTTTCGTGGCATTTTATATGCGTATGTTCCTTTTAGACCAAGGTATAAACTTGTTAAGCGTTGTTGTCCATCAATAATTGCGTCAAAGTCAGGGCATCCGATTGCGTCAAAATCAGGATTATTGACTTGGAAAAATTCACGGTATGCAGACAGGAATTTATAAAACTTGAAATTCTTCTTTATCTCGGCATCGTAGATGTGCCAGAACATGAATGAATTGATAGGATATCCACGCATTATACTATCGAAAAGCGTTTCAATTTGAGGTGCAGACCATACAAATTTGCGTTGTATGGACGGGAGAAGATACTCCTGGCGATCAATGTGGTCAATCGCCTCCTTAATAGTAATGTTGGGTTGAAATCCAGTTGCCATAAAAAACGAATTGATTAGTATACAAATATATGAAAATATTTCGTCCAAGATGATGCAATCAAACATGTAAGATGTTTTTTTACTGGACTGACATCTAATAATATTGTCATTGACGAATATCAAAATGAATGGCCGTACGTATGACACTTGTCTATACTATACGGCTTCAGTTGCTGACACATGCTAATTAACGTGAGTTCGATGAAAATTAACTAATTGATTATTAGGAAAATAGCGAAAGTTTTTGTAAATTTGTTAGAGCAAATAAACTATTACAAACACTTTCGCCATGACGATCGCCAGAGACAAAATTACGGAAATTTTCTGTATGGCGGATGACTTCTGCCACATTTATGACAGATTTATCAAGATTAACGGACTCGCTTCCAAGCGGGACAAGTCTAAAAGGAAGTACCACCGTGACAGCACGCTGTCCGATGCCGAGGTGATGACCATCATGATACTGTTTCATCTGATGGGCTATAAAAGTTTGAAACACTTTTACTTGAATGAAGTTTACAAGAATATGACCGACCTGTTTCCTCACACCGTCTCTTATAACCGCTTCGTTGAACTGGAGCGAAAGGTTGCTGTACCTTTCATCCTGTTCGTCAAGAAGTGCTGCCTGGGCGGCTGCACGGGGATCAGTTTTGTCGATAGTACGGCTTTGCGCGTCTGCAAGAACCAACGCATCCATCTCCACAGGGTTTTCAAGGGACTTGCCCAGCGGGGCCAGTGCTCGATGGGATGGTTCTACGGCTTCGAACTGCACCTCATTTGCAACGAAAAGGGAGACCTCCTGAACTTCATGGTCACACCGGGCAATGTTGACGACAGGGAGCCGCTCCGGAACAAGTCCTTCATTGAGCAGATCTTCGGTAGACTTGTCGGAGACAAGGGATACATTTGCAAAGAACTCTTTCCAGGCTTTTTATTGATGGTATTCAATTGATTACAAAGCTGAAGAGTAACATGAAGGGACAAATCATGACCATTGGAGACCGCATTCTCCTCCGGAAGAGAGCACTCATTGAGACCATCAACGACGAACTGAAAAACATGGCTCAGATTGAGCACTCCAGACACCGGTCCGTCGTTGGCTTTACGGTCAACCTGATGGCAAGCCTGGCAGCCTACTCGTTATTCCCGAAAAAGCCGATGATTGATGTGGAACGCGTCTCGCCGTATGAGAATGGAGTTATTCAATTGTCACTCTTTTAGTTGTAATTCGTCGAACTCACGTTAAATAAAGAAATTCTTCCAGTGTTGAGTGAGACCATCGAGCCTGCATTGCAACCTGTAAAACGAGAACTGGTGTTGGTGGTGGATTATGTTCCAGGGCAACCATTGAGCGTTCATCTTAGCCGTAAGCGCAACTTTGCAGCGGAATTAAGCGATGCAAAGGAAATGGTGCTTGATCCGGAGGTAACTCATCGGAACCGCAATTCAAGTTCAGAGGGCAAAATAGAGAGAGGTCCGGCAAGAGATATGACTGTGGTGTTTCCGGATGGAACTGTCATTGCGGAAAAGACTGCTGCAGAAACAATGGTTGCGGTCGTGCAGAAAATCGGGGTGACAAAGGTGCGCAAAGTTGTAGAAGAATATAATCTGAAGTTCTGCAAGGTTCCGGTGATTTCAAATCGAAGGGATGCAAAATATGGCAAGAGTCAGCGGGATTTGGGTGGAGGATGGCTGTTGATTACTCACAGTAACAACCCAATGAAAAAGGCTTTTATAGAAAGGATTTCTGAGATTCAGCATCTTGGGATAAAGGTTATATTAAAGGATTAGGCTCAGATATGCTGGCCTACGTTTTCCGGTCGATACCCGTTCAGTGATTCCGGTGATACCCGTTCACTCTGGTGACAGTTTCAATATGGTTTTACAGAGTTAATATTTTTTTCTTAGGCTCTCTCCAAGGAGCTGGAAGCGTATGGATTTGTGGGATATACTGTCCATGCAAGCATCCGGGATGATGAGGCTTCCTTCCTGCCCGATGTGGCTGCAAAAGATGGCACAGGTGCAGGTGAGCCACCGGCATACAATAGCAGGAATTCACCATTGGCTTCTGAAGATTCCTGCTCAAGAGCATACCGGGACTTGCTGTCATAGAACTTCCATACCGGGATGCCAAGTTCCGCCAGTCTTGTTTTATAGAAAATGTCGTTCTTCTTGCAGTAGGTTATAACCTCCGCAACCTCTTCGCGTGTCATCATAAGAAAAATGTCTTCCGCGAAGGTAGCCATGAAGATTCAGGATTCAATGACGGGCGTCACCGGAGGCTTACGATGCTTTAAGGTCAAGTGCGGATAGGGGGGTGTCGTAAATGATGGAGTGATCGTTGTACGAAACGAGGAGTTCCTATCCGGAAGTAACGGTCTGGTCTTTGGGGACAACGGAGAATCAGATGTACTGCGTACAGCCCTCCTATTTCTGCTGTGTGTCCTCAACCTATACTTTAACATTGTCCACGAAGTCATACCCGACAATAGCTCGCTGCCAAAAGTAATCGTAGAGTCGCTGCTTAAGGATGCTTTTGGTCAGATCCCGGTCCGCTCCGAGGCGGATGCGGGCGGAGTACTTGTCACCGTAACACTCGCGGGCGTTGCTGGTGATGGAAAAATAGAGACGTCGGGTGTCAGCGAGAGAGGGCTCCGCAGCCCACAGTTCAGGACACTGGTCTTTGAAAAGACTTCTGACGTGTCCGTGTTCTTTTTTCTCTCTGTTCACCTCAAGGTCGATTGCGTCTGTGATAAAATCGACCGATAAAATATTAATAATCATAATGTTTAATATTTTTAGTTAAACACTTGGTTCGAGCCTCCCGCGTGAGGAGACTCCGGCTTCTATATTGTTCCCCTTTCGGGGAGAATAACTACTAAAGCGTAGTGTCGGAGACGTTGGCGTCTCCTTTTATAATGTCAATGAACTTTTGGTTGGCAGCATCGTCTCCCTTTTCGAGAGCTAGCCAAAGCGAGGTATCCGCATCGGATCCTCTGTATATTTTCCCGATAAGAGTCTTGAAGTGTTTGCGGACGAACGCTTCAACTCCCGCCGGAGAGGCATCGTGCGGCGTCACGGTATAAAATGCATATCGGTCGTTGAAGGTGCGGACGATGTCGTCGCGGAAGCGCTTGCGAGTCTCGGTCTTGAAGCCGATGTTGCGGTCTCCACGGGCGTAGGACGCCATCACGTAGAGGAAGTTGATGCGATAGGCCTGCAGGATGAGGGTGTCGCGGTCGAAAAGACGGTTGGAGAAGTGCCGGTTAATCTGGAACTCCTGAGGATCGGGTTCAAGACCAGGGTCGTTGATGTTCAGTTTGCCACCGGCAACGTATTCCTTCTTGATGGCTCCGCGAATGAAGAAGTTCGGTGTGATATTATATCCTTCCGTCAGTTCGTCTCGGTAACGGAGTTCCTTGACGACCTTCTTCTCGTCAACGTTGCGTTTGTTCTCGGGCTTCTGGAAGATATTCAGGCTGTACTGAATGATGTTCTTGGCGTAGGTGAATTGCTTGTGGATGGATTCACCGACAATTTCGCTGTCATCAAAGTAATACTTGCTGTCTCCTATGAAGAATATCTTTTCCTCGGGTATGAGAGAGTCGTCCTTGTAGATGTGGTCGATGCGCTTGCCGTCTTTCGTGTCCTTGAGATGGGAGATTTCCGGCATATTGTCACCGATGAGCACGTCAATCATATCTTCGAACACGAGGTTGTAACTACGGGCGAGCAACGCCTCCTCGTGGTAGCGACCCTTCTGGATGGTTTCTGCCTTCTGGAAGAAGACGTAGAGCAGTTTCCACAGCGCCACCAACTCGTCCGTGAAATATTTCTTACGGATGGATTTGAGCAGGCGAGTGCCTTTGCCGGTCTCTATCATATCCTCCACGCGACGTGGTTTGATGATGTCGTAGTTGAGGTTGACGTTAGCAGGGAAGCAGTATTTCTGCTTCAGGTATTCCAGGGCAGAGTAGAAGAGGATGATGATGTCCTCATCGTAGTTGATGGTTTTATTCTTGTTCCGGAATTCAGCGTAGAAGGGGACGTCATTGCGAATGAGCGGTTGAACCTTGCTCATTGTCTTGCCCCAGTGGATTTTGTTGTTGCCGCTGGAGTTGACGATGGAAATGTATGTGAACAGGTTCTGATGGTCCTTGTGAAAAGGAGCATCGAGAGCATCGTGTCCAGGAAGGTCTGGTCGCTGTCTCCTTTATTGGATATGACGTTCTGTATTTTTGCGTTCTCAATGATGCCGCTGTACTTGTGCCGGGCGTGATAGCGCTGGATGGTCTGATAGAGCCAGACGGAGAGTGTGAACACCGCCTTGTCGAAGCCATCTTTGCGCATCGGGTTGTTCGGATCGTCCACGTTGATGATGTCCTCCGGGCGATATTTGCCGAAGGCAATCTCATTGTCCTCAACCTTGCCTTCGCCGGCAAAGAGAAACACCTTCGGAAGGATGAATACAGAATCCTTTGCCTGCTCCGAATAGAAATAGCCCACGTAAGGCACCTGGGCGCTGTTCAACTCCTCACAGAGGAAGAAATAAGCGCTCAGGCTGACCTTCTGCACATACGGCAGGTCGTAGGAATATTCCTCGAACAGGAGTTTCATCTGCCTTCGTCTACTTTTCAGGTACGCCCAGGAAACTCATGAAACCATGAAGAATAGCCACGTCAATCACGGTTTTTCCATTTTCGTTCTTGAACAGCTGATTGAAAGAGAATTCATCGTTATTGCCGTCCTTATAGTGGAAGAAACTTCGTGCGCGATATTCGTCCTTGCAGACCTCGCTCCATAGGTAGAACATTACCTTGCTGACAAACTCGTCTTTGCTGATGTGGTCCTTTATGAAGAAGTTACCCATCTGCTTGTCTTCGCTTTCGCTTACATCCTTTACTCGTTCGTTGGCGGCGAGAAGGAAGTCTTTCCATGCGTACTTTTTGTCGGCAATTGTGATGACAAACTGAGAGTCTGGATTCTCGGGGTCAATCGGCACATACTCCCACTCCCAGCGGCGTTTGAAAGCGCTGTCCATAGGGAAGAGGGATTGGTCCGATGTGTTCATCGTCGCATAAATGCGAAGATTACCGGGCAGACACAGCTCGTCGTTCTTGATGCCTTCGTGACCCTTACCGAGCCCCTTGTCGCTCTCGAGATATTTGCACAGGTCCTTGTCGGCCTTAATATTGTATTCCGACTTCCCGTTTTCTCCGCGGTCAAGCAATTGGAACAAGTCTCCAAAAATCTGGGCGCAGTTTCCACGATTGATCTCTTCAATTACGAGATATACTGGCTTTGTAGTGTCTTTCCAAGCTGCCACATAAGCATCGGTGAAGGCCTGAGGGACAAATTCGTAAGAAATACTGTTTTCTTTCGAAATCATCCCGTTATCCACCATCCACTGGTACAGGTTAACCATCTTGTTAATCTCGGCATCGTAGGATGGAGCAAGACTGGCCTCGTTCAAAAATGCTTTTTTGTTAAAATCCGCTATCTGTCCGTTAAAATATCCGACGTATTTCAACGTGAAACTATGGAACGTAACAACTTTATCTGTAGAGTCTTTGTACTCTTGTTTCAGCATTGCAGCCAGTTGCTCCAACGTGTAATTAGTCGGGACTGTTTCACCTGTCGTGTTGACCACGGGCTTATAAGAGCCGACAAAGGAAGCATAATCACTGTCAGGGTGGAATGTCGTGCGGAATGTGTCGTTCTTATAAGGCTCGACGATTTTCTTAACTCTATTGGACTTGCCGCTGCCAGGCGTGCCGAAAAAGATTTTTTGTAAAGCCTTACCTTGTTCATCAACAGCCACGGAACTTGACCCCTCGATAAAGGAGTCGGCCCTGTTGTTCAACAATTCAACATATTGAGGGTTATCACCGAAGAACTCCCATAGGGTGGCAACGTATGACTGAGATGCGTTCACCAAATTGGCGATAGAAAGAACCGCAGAAACCAATGCGTCGTTACGGTCAAGGGTCTTGCCGCCGGTATTAGAGTTCCCGCCATTCCACCATTTAGCGTCGGTAGCGAATTTGATCAAGTACTCCTTATCCTGCGGCTCCAGACTGCTGGAGTTGATTGCAAGTTTAATCCTGTCAGCATTCGCCTCCTTAAGAACATCCTTCTCAACAATCTGATTGAGCAGGTCCTTATACTTGTTAAAGGGCTCATACAGCGGCGCCAGAATGGCGGCAATATAGAACCAGTTATTGCTCAAGAAAATGTGTTGCCCATACCTGTTTGTGATACAAGATGCGCTCGAGCCGTATTCTACAGTGCAGTTCTTGATTGATGTGACATTCTTTTTGAAAACGTCGGGGAGAGCACAGTCAAGTATATGGAAGTGCTCGATTTTGTCAACTATAGGAGTGACAAGTTCGTTAAGATTTGGCAGCATATCTTAATAGTTGTTTGTTAATCTCGTTGGCAACTGTTTTCATCATCGGGACTGCGACACTGTTCCCAAACTGATGATAAGCCTCCTTAGGGGAGACGACAATTTTCATCTCAGGAATGCCTTCCTTGTTGTTCTGGTTATTGGCCGCATTCAAGTCTTCCCATCCTCCTCCAACAATTTTATATCCCTGGAGGCGTCCGGCTTCAACTGGTGTGAGTTTCCGAGGATTCTTACCCTGTGCAGACTGATCAATCAGTATCTCGCTTCCATCTTTCCAGTAACGGGCTGAAATCGTGCTGCAATATACACTGTCGCCAGTGAAAAGGGAATAACCAAATCCTTTTCCGTTGGCCTTGTTCTTCTTCTTTCTTTCTTGGTGACCAATCCACATTCTATCGCTGATAGTCATCTTCTCGGGGATGGCACTATCTGGCTCAAATATATCGCTCACTTTTGTAGGGATGCAGGTGTCGAGTTTCTCTTTGTCGAAAATCGGCTTAAGCGATGAGTCAAGACCTAAAGGGAATTTGAAATCATCTACCGGGATCTGTTCTTTATCCCAACACACAAAAATCAAACGCTCTCTATTCTGAGGAACGCCAAAGTATTTTGCGTTCAATACTTCGATTTTGACCTCATATTTCAAGTCCTCTTTTAAGACACGGAGAAGAGTAGCGAGGGTTTCCCCATGCATATGGTTCTTCAATCCTTTTACGTTCTCTAGGAAAAGGACTTTGGGTTTATAGCCAGTCTTTATTTTGTTGTCGACAATGCTGGCGACGTTAAAAAATAGGGTACCGCGCGTATCTTCGAACCCTTTTCTCAAGCCGGCTATAGAGAATGCCTGGCAGGGGAAGCCACCACATAATACGTCGAAATCAGGAATCTTGTTCGGATCGGCGTCGTTTATATCACAGTTAAAGTATGGTGTATTTCCTTCCGCATCAGTTTCAAACAGATTTGGAGATATATCCTTGAAATTGGATTCATATGAAACACGAGCATATTTATCCCATTCGCTGGCGAACACACATTTGCCCCCAATACTATGCATTGCGTAGTGGAAGCCGCCAATGCCGGCGAACAGATCAATGAATTTTATATCATTCTTTTTCATTGTGAATTATTTTTTCGTGCTTAATCAAGCAAAGATACGAATTTTTATCCGGATAAGCCTTGTTTATATCCGTTTATTGCTCATTAAGTCTGTAAGTTACAGTATTTCAATACGATTTAAAAAGGCTTGGTAGCCCCCTTGCGGGGACTACCGAACCTTGGCATATTGACCGTGCGCGGTCCTCTCCAGACGCCCCTAGTCGCACCACTGCGAAATGGTGCGGTCTATCGAGCGAGGGACGAGGCCCATGGACACGGCCACGTCAGAGTACGTCTTCCGGTCGAAGGTGTCCGGAAGGGCATCGTAGAAGCGCTGGTAGACCTTCGGCTTGTCGCTGCGCTTCGCCTTGATTGCGACTGGGGTCTCCGGCAGCATTTTGTACACCCGGACCATGTGGGCCACAAGGACTTCGCAGATGGCGGCGGCCGTCTGATAATCCTCGTCCAGGCACACGATGTCGCTCTCGAAGTCACCGTCCTCCGTCAGCCTCAAGGCGGACAGAATCATAGCGATACGATAGGTGATGAGACCGAGACGCCTGATGGAGGCGACGATGGCGTCACCATACTGGTTGTACAGCGCCATCTGGGAGTCGGAGAAGCGGCCGTCAAAGTCCTGCTCCTGCTCCTCGGTCAGGGAGAAACGAAGGTCCTTTCCGGCTTTGAGGATGTCGTACAGGTCCTTGACTCCGGCCCCGAGTTCCAGGAAGAAATCGTCCTGGGTGACCTCGTCCTTGTAGGCGAACGGGCTGAGCCAGACGAGTTCCGTCTGCAAGCAGTAGAACGCGAAGCGGCTGAACAGGCCGTTCTCGGCATCCGTAATGAGATTGAGAATCTGATTCGGGGTGTCGGTGAGCAGCGCGGACAGTTTGGGCTCCTTAATGAACACACGCTCGCGGTCCTTGCGTCTGTCGAACGAGATGTTTTCGTGGTGGACCGGCTGGCGGAAACCACCTGGACCGCTGGAACCTAAACTGCCACCCACGAACCGGTTCCGTTCTCAAGCCGAACCCTCCTTGCAGAGATGCCGGGAGGGTTTTTCGTGTGTATGTCAGAACTTTGTGGTATCTTTGTGTCGACAAATCGAGATTTAACGTTACAATGCTTAGATATAGTAGAGTTCTTCTTTTTCTCATCATAGCCGCTTTATCCAGCTGCAATCAGTATAATCGCATCTTAGAAGATGTGTACGATAATGACCAGGCTGCACGTGAGTGGACAAAAGGGATGTCTTCACTATCAGCTGACGAGATTGCGGAGTATTCAAAAGAGATGGAACGGGTAGATTCGTTGAATCAAGCGACTGTATTTGGCATTCTGGACAAGGAGGGTTGGCCTTACCATCTATCCGAAAAGGCCAATAGGGCCATCTGGATTGTTATTGACCATTCCGACCTTGCCTATCGGAGCAAATATCTTGGTCTTGTGAAGGAAAAAGCCGAAGAGGGCGTTTTGGATAAAACGGACTATGCCATTCTGAATGACAGAGTTCGTATGGAAGAGGGCAAGCCACAGATTTATGGCACCCAGATTAAGATGGCAGCAACGATTGTAGATGATGATATTGCCATGCAGTTATGTCTCTGGCCGGTGGAAAATCCCGCTGCTCTTGACAGCCTGAGAAGCACCGTGGGATTATCTCCCATCGAAGAATACCTGAAGACCAGCAGCGAGTCTATAGGTCAAGAGATTGTTTGGGACAAGGAGAAAACTGTGGCTGACTTTGATTAGACACTAAATTCGGACTTATCGGTGTAAAACGACATTGACTCTCCCGGCAACCAATCTGGGAGAGTTTTTTATTGAGCAATCTGCAGTAGGAAAGACTTCTGCTGGTACTGGCTTCGGTAGCCGGTGACGTTGTAAAGCAGGATGAAACGTCCGTGTACCTGGCACGTATTTGAGCCGTTACCGATGATGGAGGCATAGTCCGGTACGCGAAGCAGCTGGAATATCTTCGAATTGCAGTCTCTTTTCGCTGTTGTCTGCTTGGTTTTTAGATGTTTTGACAACCTTATCTCAATTCCTTGAACTCCATAATATCGAGCATAGAGAAAAGGATGCTGTCGATTTCTGCATTCCAGCTTTGATGGAAATGTCCGTAGTACCAGTGCTTGATGGGGTGGCCTGAAGACTTAAGATGCGACAGAATCTTATCTATGGTCTGTCTCTCTGTTTCACAGTCTGCAAGAAGCTTTAAGTCTTGTGACGCCCATTGGGCCAATCCGTTTTTTGAAATGAGTTCGCAGAATGACGGAGCAGTGTGGGAGATAACTGTATCAATTTTAAGTGATGCACCTATCTCATCCAGACGGGCAGCATCGTAGACGGGCATCTCATCAGTCCAGTAGGATGACTTTCCGCTCTTTACATGAGCTTTGTCATAATCTATACGATGAGAACGGTCTATGCTAACGGCACCTCCGATGCAGAGGATACTGTGCCCGCATGCTTGAATGACGCTGTAGTCCGGGATGGTACAGAAGCGCTCATGACTAATCTTCATTTCCTGGAAATATGACGGATCGTCGTGATTGCCTCGCAGCATCACCACCCAGTTATTTGCTTTGCTCAGTCTTACTGAGTTTCTTTTGAACACATTTTCATAGTATTCCAACTTCTCAAAACCGAATCCGCAGTCTCCGGCAATAACCAACACAGTGTCAGTCATCTGATACTGCACACACAACTTATGTATCACGGTATTGAAGTCACCGTGAATGTCGCCGCAGACCACGATGCTCTTGGCGCCAGGGAATGAATATGTGTTATTCAGATCCATGTTCTATTTCTTTAGACCTTCCCAGTAAGGTTTCAACTTAGTCTGTAGATACGTCACTCTTTGCCACATTCAGCAGTCTGCTTCGGATAGATTTTCCGAAATCCTTGCTAATTTCCTTACTCATAGTTTAACCTCCAGATACTTTTCAATGATCGATGCTACTCTCAGCGCACGTGCATAGTCCATTAGTTTGCTGATGTTTCGTTCCGGACGCTCCAGATAATTGTTGATGATTTCAGAGCATACATCCATGCCGACTTTATTGCGGAATTTTACAGCATCACAGACGCAGCGCTCAATGACGTAAATGTTGATTCTGAATCCATCTATGACCATTTCTGATATGCCAACCTCAAGAACTTTGGGTGTGTAGTGATGAACCTCTATTGGCGGGAACGATGGGGTAGTGACCTTCCTATCCCTTTTTATGGCTATGTGAAATGCCTGAGGGAGTGATGTCGTAAGTCCATGTATTCTCCATGCCGACCAAAGGCAAAGAATTCCCCCGGGAACGATGCTCTCTATGTCTATCATATTGCCGCTTATCTGTTCAGATGTGGCATAGACACCCCTGCGAACCTGAATAAGTTCGCCATCCTTTACCCTGTTTAGCATCTTGTAATACTCAGTTCTACCTTTCTCCTTGGTTTCTGAAGAAGATATAAATTGCCTGGTGTCCATCATTAAATACAAATAATCTCGTACAAATATACCACAAAAGATAATAAGTGTGGTAGTTTTGTACGAAAATATTCAAATTTTCATTGCTTTACATCGTCCTGATTCTTGACAATTCGGTATACGCTGTGGCGTACTTAAAGTTTTTCAGACGAAACCGCTTCCACCACTTTGCTCTCACCAGTGCGGTAGTCGACCAGTAGTGAAGCAAATTTTTCCCTTTGCACATCAGTCAAGGCTTTTCTCATGCACTCGTAGTCCAACTGTGTCCAATAGAGTCCAACAAATCTACTACCTCGGTGACAGCTGGTGAAAATTTTCAGTTCCGAAAGGAGCAGCGGTGCTGATTTGTGGCAAAAATGCACTCGAAATGGCTGAAAAATGCATATTTCAGACTCATGTAAACGAAAAGAGAGTCGTGGTTAAACGACTATTTTTCAATCAATTACTGGAATTCTAAGCGATATCCAGCAGGCAATCACTTCCCCACGCAAAATGTGATACTATATTTATATATCATTGATAATCATTACAATATACAAGTATATATTGGTAACGAGTAACAAAACAGTAACAAAAATAATATAAACAACAGGAAAAGAAAAACAAATTTAGGATTCCAGAAATGGATTTTGTGGCAAATTCACCAGGTTGATTGACACAAATTGAGAACTCCATTTACTTTGATTTTGCAAAAATAACAATAAATCTGGAAAAATTATCACCTACAGCGAACTTACTATAAATTAAATGTCAACAGATAGATTCTTACCTGTTGACATTTATTAATTGGCTAAATTATTTCTTATGTCTTTTCTTTCTACATTAGCTTATAGATTATATTTTATCATTATTTGACAATGCACGATTATATTGAATTGTTGACACCATAAGATCGTATATAGCCTTTTCAAGGGAACAATAACTATCATCAATTTTTTCTTTCAGCATCTCAAACACGTCATCTTCTTTATAGTGAATAAGCAATGCACTATATATTTTTGAATACATTTTGATTAAAGCATCCCCAGCTTCAACTAATAAACCAGTTTCTTCACTTACTTTAAAATTATTCGATGTTTGATTTGAATTATGTTCCATATTATTGTTTTGTTTTAGTTAAACATTCTCTATAACATCATCAGCAATAGTATAACCGTGCATTTTACCGAGTAAATAAATTGCCTGGAAAAGGTTTTGTTTCACCTCTGCAGCTTCTTCTTTGAAATGCTCTTGTAATAATGCGATACTTGTAACACGATCAAAATCTTGTCTAAACTTATTGATAGTGTTCATAAGTGATAACATCTCATCTCTCGTTTTCTGATAATTTTCTGGCTCACCTAAGTAAGCTGTAGAATCGGGTAAAACCTCCTTGTTCATAGTAATTCATTTTGTTGTATATAAAATCATAGCACACATCTTTGCTACTTCGAGAACAAAGGTATGTGCTATGATTGAAATTACCAAATAAAAATCAAGTTAATTTACTGATAATCAGCAATATGTGTTTCACAAACACACTTAAATATGTTCGCTGAACACACCTGCTTATAACGGTACCTCAACATCATCATCCCAAATGTCGTTAATGGTAATAGAAAAGTTCTTATCACTGATAGTAGAGAATAGTTCACCGCTAATAATAGTTCTCCTATTTTCATAGATGGGAGCAGTTACTGATTTCTCACCAAGTAAACTGTTGGACGTGTCATATACCGAGATTTTTACCTTTACATCTTTTGATGGGAGTGCTACAGGAAAAGAGAAATAGTATTCAAACAAGTCCAGTTTTCTCTCCGTTATCGTTGCTTGATACGTATAGCTATCATTATAGCTTCCAGTGCTGTGTGGAAGCCATCTATAGTTATCAGAGAATGTATATTCAACCTTTGATATAGTGTTGGGCACATCATCTGTAATATTGATTTGTAATAAGCCACTTTTTCTGGGTAATTCTACATCAAAGTTTGCATCGGAAGATTCTACAGTGATTGTACCTGTGTAGTAAAACACTTCCTTGTCTTTGTGTGAAAAGTAGCTCTCATAATCAAATTTGCTGGTATTTACAAAAGTACAGGATCCATCACCTTTGCCCAGAGCATAAAATAGAATAGAATATGTGCCAGGAGTAAGGCTTTCTGTTATAACTCCAAAGTTTTCATTAGGCTCATTGACATCATAAGTTGAGGAGCCATATTTTAGGAGATTGGAGTTTGAACTGTTATATATGTAGTAACAGATCTTATTTACTACATCTCCAAGTGCAGTCCCACTGCTGGTAGCTCTGCTCATCGGTTGTGTATCCACATTGAGAGTAGAGATGTTGAATGTAACAGGGATTTCCAGGGGCTTATCTATAAAAGCCTCATCATTGTTTGTGCAAGCTCCTAAGAGTACACCAGCCAGTAAAAGCACTGACTTAAATCTCATTTTTACCATAATACATTGTATTAAATTGTTTTGTGCAATATTGCACTACAAAATTACAATGTATTCTCTAATAGGAGGTTATAGAATCTACTTTACCATTATGAAAAAGGATCCTCTTATTTGAATAATGCCATATTGAGTAATTGCCAGTTGCATCTGTTTGAGATGTGATACTATCAGGCTTTCCGAGGGCAAGTAATACCATATCCTCATTCATTCCTATAGTAACTGTTGAACCAAGGATATTCACCCAGTTAATTTTACCATATTGTTTGATATACATATTTTGCTCTTCCTGTGTATATTTTGGCAAACCAAGTATATCAAGATTATTAGTTAAATCCTCTTGTGAATAGTCTATATAATAATCATATATGCTTCCATTATCAGATTTGAAAGTCATATATGGCACTCCCTTTTTGACTATTATTGTATCTGCATTTGCACAAATTAGATCTGAGTTAATTACCCATTTTTTGCCCTTGAATTTGTTGAGGAGTTCTAAATATGGTTTATACCTTTTTTGTTTGTACATTGTTTTGAGTTCTATTCTTGTCGTATCAGACTGTAATAACTGAACAATACCACCCTCTTGCAGCCATATATCAACTATCTCAAAAACTCCATCATGCCCATCAATACACCACAAACTATTTTTAAAAGTCTTGATATACTTCTCATAATAGCCAACAGCCATAACTGGTTTTATACCATCTCCAAAATGTGCGTAAAAGCAAATTTCATTATTATCACATCTTTTTAATTCCACTTCCTGCCTATTGATTTGTGTTACTATGAAATATGTGAAAAGAGGCACTTCATAGTTTTTCTTTCCTCCTAAACTTCTATAGTCTTTTGTATAGAGAGGAGAAGTTTTTTGATAATAGATTACTTTCTGGTTTATATATTTTTCTGGTCGTATTAAAGATATATCTGTTGAATCATACTTTACAGCCTCTTGCTGTTGAAGCTCTTGTGTATTATGCTTGATTTTCACCTGTGCTTCAACAGATGAAACAGACACAATCCAAGTTAGGTATAAATAAGTGATAAACAAATGTTTCATTTACAATCTTTTTTAACACAAAGAATTTTCGTTATCTCCTTATTGAAATATACGGTATAACTACAACTGTCGTTTGTTGATGTATATCTATAGCCTAAAAAATCTTTGGCAACACCTTGCGTGGATTTCTTTAAAATTATTGCTGCAGCCCTATTATCGTAATTCTGAGCTGTAGTAATCATATTGGTAATTTGCTCTTTGGTGTGTCCTGCTAATTTATACATTTCCTCTACCATATTATTATCTTTCAATTCTTTTAGAGATGTAAGTTTCTCTTTAAGTATTGAATCTGCATCAGAACGTATAATAGTAGCCTTTAATGTTAGGTCAAAACTTTCTGGATAATCAAATATAGAATCTAATTGTGATATAGGAGTAAACTCAATAGGAATTGATTTAAGCAATGATTCTGCCTTTTGTTCATTTGTTAAACTACATCCTGTTATTAAAGCTGTCAGGCAAAGCATTAGAAACTGTTTTTTCATTATCTTTCTTTTATTGGTAAGCCTATTTTTATTGAGGGATCACCAACAAAAAGCGTGGGCAATCACTCACTGGTAAAGAGGCATCGCCAAACGCCCACACTCCGATAAGTAAAGCCCACGCATAACGAGGGCGTTCTACTTATTGCTTTTTGGAGTGTTGAACTTTGGCGATTTTCTTTACCCAAAAACAATAGCAAACGCTACATTTTCTTTATTTCTGTTACAAATTTACTTTGTTTTATTCAATAGACCAAACATTTTAATATACAATCTTCTTCATATAATTAACTGATATGCCATTCCCAAAAATTTTAGCTTTGGCATTGCCGTAAAGATTCACAATAACCATTGCATTTTTTCCAGAAGTAGCAATTACCAGCTTTGAATTATCGAAAGCATCTATCGTAACCAGTGCATCATCCGATACATTAACGGATGCTTGTGTGTTGTGTCGTGCATATATACGAGAAACAGAAACTCCATCATACTCCAGCATAGCCTTGCAATCTCCATTTAGCACGGCATCCTTAATGTTGCTTACTCCTGTCACCTCATCATCAATATAAATCCCATAAGGTTCACACTGACCTCTAAAATTGGATCTCATAAAGTCAAGAGTTGGATAATCCTCCGAAACGCAGAAGTCAATACCTCTGATATAGAGATCAGAAAGTTCAGCGACACTCAAACCGCTTTTGAGTTTCATCTGCCACAAACGGCATAAGCCCTTTTCTATGCCATCCTGTTTTAATTGTGCTACTACTTCCATACTATATGATATTCCTTGTGACAGCAAAGAGTTGTCTTTGTTCTCAATTCGTTTCAATGTTTCTTTAATCTCGGTAAGCTCAGTCGCTGAAGCACGAGTATTGGCTGCAATCTCAGCCTGGTAAACGAGCTGTTCACGCCCAATGGAGATCTGTTCGCTCTGGTTGATAACAAAGGCATTGAGCCTACCAGCTATCACCCCTCCTGTCTCCTCACTCATAGAGGTAACGGCTCCAGTAAGCGGATCAGTAGAATCTTGCACATCCTCATCCTTAATCCAGTCTCCAACAGCCTCCAGAGCACCATAGAACTTATCACCAGCCTTATTCACCATATCCTCAAAACTCTTTTTCTCAGCATCTGAAAGATCGCCATCCTCCATAGCTTCACCCAGGTATAGAACGGCATCATTGATAGCCTTAGCAAGGAACTGCCTTTTGAGAGCTTCAACAACAGCATTCTTAAGCACATCCTTAGTGACTTGCCCAAGAGCCTTAGCAGCATTTTCCCCCTGGCAGTAAGCATCAACAAGAGCAGAGGCAAAATCATCTATAGCGGACTTTATATCTGTACCAGCAAGAGTTTCAAGCATATCACGCTCCATGTCCTCCAGCTGTGTACCAATATCCTTGATAGCCTCCTCCCATTCAGCGATCTTGTCCTTGTCGGTTTTCTTTTTTTCTTTCTCGGCTTGTATTTGCTTCTCGATCTCTTTCTTTTTCGCTTCAAGTAACTCAACTTGCTTTTGATAGAGTTGGAACATATCTCCATTGGTCTCAGCCTTTTCAAGCTCATATTTCAAGTCCTTAATTTGCTTTGTAAGTTGTGCATACTTTACAAAATCCCAGCTCTGTTGAGCCACAATTTTCTGCTGCTCCAGAGCAGCTATTTGATCCTTGATTGATTGTAGCCTTTTATCGTGCGCTGCCTTTTCTTCATCGGTAAACACCCAATATGTTTGCTCATAGGCGTGCTGTAATCTATCCAGTGAGTTTGATATGGCATCAACATTCCTCTGGATATTCTGGATCCTCTCCTCCAGTTTATCATCATTGTTGAACAGTCCAGCAATCCACTGGATAGCCTGTAGAGCTATTGAGATTGCAGCCAGGATAACGGAGCCTTTTTCCGCTGTTTTAATGGCAGCAGACATAGCAATATCAGCAGTGGCAATACCCTGTACCATATTGATAGTAGATTTACCTGTCTCTCCTATAAGATCTCCAAGCACATCACAGCTATCTATTGCATCATTCACAAAGTCAAAGCATCCCTCTGTGGCACTTGCAAGGTTATTCCAGTCCTGCTTAATCTCCTTAGAACTTTTCTTAGATCCTTTTTCAGACTTTTTGAACACAGAGGATATTGCATTACCAAGAGCTTTGAATGGGTTTACATCCAGTATCTTCTGCTTTGCCTCATCCAGTTTATCCAAAACGGCTTTCATATCCGATGGATTCAGATTCAGATCAGCCGTATTCATTTTGCTCTGAATATCGGTAATCAGCTTATCAATCTGCTCGACAGTGAGGCTATCCAGGTCTGTAAACAGGTTTTTCCAGCTTTCGCTCTGCATAAGGTATGAAGCATTCAGAGCGGAAAGGGCTTCTGCCTCAGCCCTGTTTATCTGGTTCACACGCTCCTCATCCTGCTGTCTCATTGCCTCAGCCCTCAGCAAAGCGTACTCATCCTGGATTCCTTTCTTTTGTTCCTCAAAGGAGCGGTAATCATTAAGTACCCTCTCCTGGATCTCTTTCTGTAGTTTTTCCTCCTCCTCTGTCACAAAGAGCAAACCAGCAGACTGCTCATCACCTCCGACAAGTCCAGAGGATCCGTTTGCAATCTCCTCCTTTGCCTTTGCTACAGCTTCCAGCTTCTCTGCCAGAGTTGCAGCCTGGTTGATGGTATTGGTAACACTCTCTCTGAAAGAATCCATAGCGGACTTGGCTCCAGTGATCTCATCATATTGCATATTCAATGTAATGAGCTGGTTGCTTTCGCCCTCCGTTATTGTTCCGTTTTTCCTTTTCTCCTGGAGTTTTGCAATCTCATTCTCTACATATTCCTTGTATGAGTTTCCGCTTTGCAAGAGAGTGGAGAAATGGGAATCAGCAACTTCTTTACCCATATTTTTCACCCATCGGAAATAAAGCTCATACTGCTTCTTTTTGTAGTCCACCTCTCCATCAAAGAGTGTAGCCTGTTGCTTTGTATAGTTTTGATTCTCTAGGTTTCTCCTTTCGGCAAAACCGCCCTTTTCGGATGTTGACAGACCGCCCTTGCCAGCTTTCTTCCTGGCTTCGATCAAGTCTTTCTCCTCTTTGTCTATCTGCTCCAGATTTTTCTTGTGCTGAAGATCAAGAATAGCCTTGCGCTTCTCATATCCCTCCTCCATAACAGAGATACGGGCTTCCTCCAGATTGCGATCTGCTTTCAGTTGCTTTTCATTTAGATTATTACTACCCGTTATCTCTTTATTTGTTAAAACTTCAAGTGCCTTTTTTGCAGCGTTTAATTCATTTTTCTTTTCCTCAATCGCTTTTGCATAATTTCCATTTTCAATTTTTCCAGAGCGTAGATCTTCTAATTCCTTTGTAAGTGTGCCTACTTTCTTTCTTGCATCATCCACCTGTTCTGTATAACTTTTCACTTTATCGGTGGATTTATCCATAGATGCAGATACAGTATTTATCTCTGTTGTTAATTCTTCTATGGAATCGTCAATATCCTTAAGCTCTTTATTCGTTGAAGCAAGTGCTTTGTTGGCACGGTTCAAATTATCCTTTGCGCTCTTTGTCGCAACATCTGTCCCTTTAGAAAGTGATTGCATTCCACTTGTTGAGAACTTTTGAGAGTTTAAGGATGCTGAAAATTCTGCTGCTGACAGACTTCTTTTTGCATCTGCTACATCTGCTTCATTAGCCTTTCTTGTTTTCTCTTTCAATCTTTTTTGTCGGTACAGTTCCTCCAACTCCTCTTGTGCAGCCTTAAGTTTTATTTGCTTTTCAAGACTGATCAGATACTTGTCTATGGCTACCTTATTGTCAGTGATGATTTTACCCTCTTTTGTAAGTTCTGCATTATAACCTGGGATGATTTTTTTAAGTTCCAGTAGCGCTTTATTGCGCTCTGTATAAGTTAGATTAGCCTCTCTCATTGTTTTTTGCAGAGCATCAACTTTTGATGCTTGTGTAGAAAAATCATTAGAAGCCTTTTTTGTTGCATTAGCCAAGCCTATTTGCTCATCAGTTGCCTCTTTCTCTTTTTTCCCGAATAAACTAAAGAGGGAAATTGCACTACCTAATAATGTTATAATCCATCCAACAGGATTTGCTTTCATTGTAGCCCATAATGTTTTTGTAGCTTTTGTTACACCATTTGTTGCTACTGTTTCCATTTTCAGCAGGGCTATTTTTGCCTGTCTTACAGTGTTATCTATAAGAGCGACACCTGTATATCCCTTTGTGGCAAGAGTGTTCAGTATGATAGCAGCCCTATATGAGCCGTATACTATGGTTATAGCTTTGACTATACGCAATATATCATCAAGATGCTCTACAAGGTATGTGGCTCCAGAAATGCCAGCAGAAAAAACATCCTGGTTGCGCTCTCCAATTTTATTAAGAGCCATATCCCAAGCATCACCAAGGTTTGCAATCTGACCTGTAAGGGAAGCAGATTGCTTCTCCATAAGGTTGTAGAATTGCCCTCCTTGGTCTGTGAGCTTCTTGATAACCTTTTCTACCTCTGGAAAGCCGATCTTGCCCTCTGATACCATCGCATTGATTTCCTCCGCTGTCTTGCCGTACATAGCAGCAAGCTCCTTGACAAGAGGAATACCCCTACCTGTGAACTGCCTTACATCCTGGGCATAGAGCCTACCTTGTACCATAGTGGTACCATACAGGTAAACAATATCATTCAGAGGTATAGACAAACCAGAGGCTATGTTTCCGAGCCTTACCAGCGTGTCATTTACCTTATCAGCAGATTCACCATAAGCCAAAAGCTGTTTGGCACCACCAGCGACACCAGCCAAATCAAACGGTGTTCTCGCTGCTGTTTCTGCCATCTGATCTATCAGTGCCTTAGCCTTTGTACCACTACCCAACATAGTTTCAAAGGCGATCTCCAACTGCTGAAACTGACCTCTGACAGAAACAATACTTTGCAACAAAGATCCCATACCTTGCCCAACAAGGTACGAGACTATATATTTGGCTCCGTTCTGGACAAATTTGAGTATAGACTGCTCCATATCCTCAGCCTCATTCTCCACGCTGCTTGCAGTCCTTTTAATATGCCTTTCTATAGCTTCTACTGATACATTGAAATCATTTATATCAAGAGTAGCTTTAAATCCTAATGATCCGTCAATATTTTCCATTATTTACTGCTGTTTTGAGTTTCTATACCGAATAAGCTCTTTGAGCGACCTACCAACGTGTGTGAAAAACGCTATGAGCTTATCATTTTTACCATTCTCGTTATCTTTAAGCAATTCATCAACCATAAGTGACAATGTGTCAATTTGAAGCTCTGGACTATTAGAATGGAAAATATCATACTGAGCGATTCTGAGTATTTCCTGTTTATATTGCTCTACTTGTTTATAATCTATTTCCATACTATTACTATTTATTTTGAGTTAAATTTTTTCATTACTTTACTAATTATTGTACTAACAGTTTCTGGAAAATCTTTTTTTGCTTTCAGTTCTGCTGGCAGAATAACATTGTACCCCTTGGCTTCCACATAGGCAGCGTAATTCATTCCAGCAATTATAATGAGGGAATATGAATCGGATAGGGTAGAAGCCATCTTCATAGCCACTTTCAACGCTTCCTGGGATCCCTCTCCAGGCTGATTTTCCCCACCAAAGTACGCTATCTCTTTGTTACGCACCACAGCATAGCCTATGGAGTTGGTAAGGTTGCCTGTCTGGTCTGTGTAGTTGTGATTGTCTTTAGCGTACTTTGCCAGTTCCTCCCCAAGTTCCATCAGCTTAAAAACGATTGCTTGATCCAACCTGTCAAGCAAGATTTTTTTAAAACCACTTATACCATTATGGACTAACTTTACACCCATTTTATTGAATTTTGTTACTGAAATGTTATTTTATAGCCGTATTAGATATTGTATCTAATAGATGTTTAACTAAATACAACTACTTTCACACATTCTGAGATAGAAAATCCTGTTCGGAGCCACATTTCATTTTGCCCAATAATGTGTTGAGTTGCAGTAATTCCTCTGTAGTGAGAGAGGATAAATCTACTCTATTGGATGTGAGTTGTACATCACTTTCAACAACTTGTGTAGCCTTACCGAATATCCTATCAAAAATCATTTCTATTGTCGCTGTCTTACCGTACCGAATATCGTTCCTAATAGCAGAAATAACACTCAATAGCCATAGTGGAGTTTCATTGTTTGGCTTTCCATCAGAACCTACGAATAAGGGTTTTAATGTTTCCTCATTTTGTTCAAGTACCCACCTTAGTACATTATAAAAATCCTCTTTACTCAACTCTACATCAACGTGTTTTTTAGTCAATTCTTTGATTTTTCTATACAAAGATGGCTTTCTTCCTCGTTTTTTAGGTTGTCTTGTTGATGTAAACTTACTGTTTTCACCAATCTTATTTCCTGGCTGAAAGCCTTTTACACCCTTTGCCATAATTTTTTAATGCCGTTTTAATGCCGTTTGTACTTGGCTCCTGGAATTACCCAGGAGTCATTTCTATTGCAAATCCAGGATCCTATTCTAAAGTTATTTCCAATTAACCTGGTAAATTACTCTGTAGTATTCTCCTGTTCTTGGTACTTTTTCCAGAACCAAGCAATCATATCATCATACTCCTCATAGCCTAAAGCCTTATCAAGAGCTTTTGCCTTATGTATTACACTTGTGAGATGCTTTTGCTGCTCATCGGTGGCATTCCACACTTCGATCTCTCCATTCAGTTGCTGCTGGATCACCTGGATCTCCTCAGCAGTTAATTCAATTTTTGTCATTGTAGTTATTACGTTTATGATAATTACGACTATAGTTTGTATTTTTTACAGATGTTTTTTACTTTTTGAGTGTACTTATCTGTTTTCCCGTGTACTGCTTTAGTGACGGTTTCTGCCCAAAACTCATTTACATTGGTCTCAGCATATTGCCCATATCCCGATCTTTTTAGATCTTTCTTCCAAGATTGGTATAGCTTACCAATCTCCTTTCCTGCTGCCTTGTGGTTGGCTCCAGAAAGAGAACTGTTCCAGGTAGCGTGTGCCAATTCGTGTGTTACTGTATGTGCAAGAGGTTTGTTCGTTTTGGTGTGCCAACCGCTTGCATAACCTTTCCTTGTTGATGCCTCCACCGCCTTTTTACCTTTGTTGAAATACGACTTGTTAAGGTAGATAGCCTCAGACTTGCCACCAGAGGAAACCTGTACACCAAGCGTACCCACACTCAAAGTTGCCAGTTTGATATTCTTTTCCCTAACCCCAAGAACAGAGTGGAAACGGGATATTGCAGCCTTTGTTTCCTTGTACATCTGAGGATCTTTCATCTTCACCAGAGATTCAACCCCAGTGATCTTGCCCTTATAGTTGCTATCTCCAGGTTGTAATCCACCTCTGACACCGCTTGAATTTCGTCCCATATAATGTATCTCCTCGTAAGTTTATTGTATGTGTTCAAAATTCCATCCGTTCAGTTCAATACTTCCATCATCCAGGAATTTGGCAATGGAATAGTTACCTGGTGCCATTATACCTCGCAAATATTGAGGATATATTTTAGCTGCCTCAAATTCTTTTGACATCGGTTTTTTTGGTACTTCTTTTACTGCTTGTTCAAATTGAGCAACGGCATCTTTTAATTGCAGCCATTTCTCATAGACACATCTTTTGGCAGGAGTATCAACAAAGACACAAAACAATCTTTCAGCCTCATTTACGTGTTCTGGTAAAAGAATAACAGTCCCATTCTTAATTGAAAAGAATGATAAATCAATAAGGCTGTCTCCTTGTTCTATGATTGTTTTAAATAGCTCTGCTTTTTCTCCAACGGCATTCATGTAGTCCTCTCTATTCTCTTTAGAGAACATTTCTTTAAGAGCTTTAATCATTCCTCTTGGTAAATTTTTAAAGCCATCTGTTACATTCTTTTCTGCAACCATAAATTGCAAATCTTCACCATTCAAAAGGCGTTTAATTAACTCATCTGTAGGATCGATATTTAATGATTTTAAGCCATCTGCAATTTCCTGTAAACGCTGTTGTGCCCACTTGTGTTTTTTGAGAAACACATCGTAATCGGGGTTTTTATATACAAGTATTCTTTCTTCCATAATTACTTTACCTTAATTTGTTCCAAAAGAAGATTAGCCATTTCATCAATATCGCTTTTCTCCTTTTTTGATTTATATTCTTCCAGTTCTTTTTTTAGCTGTGTAATCTCAGCATCCTTTGCTGAAATAACATCTTCCAGCTCATCTATTCGATCTTTCATTTTTATGTTTTTAGAGTGTTGTTTCAAACCCATCCATTGAATCTGATCCAGCCATTTCAAATTCTCTTTTTGGGGAATCCTTTTGTTTGTTACTTCTCCAGTCCTTGCTATTCCAGTTCCTTATTGCAGCCTGCCAGCTTTTCATCTTACTCCGACCGACCATCCAGCCATTAGCCTCATAGTAATTGAAAAAACTTTCAGCATTTACAGAAAATGAATTTTCAGAAATGAAGTCCTTAATTTCCTGTATAGTTGGTCTTACAAACCGCTTAGAGCCTATTTCTTTATCATTCTCATCATTATTTTTCTTCTTATTCTTCTTGTTTGTGTGAGCAATCGTTGGCTCATCGTTGGATGATTGTTGCTCAATCGTTTGGCTATCGTGTAAATCACATTGGTAAGTATCATAATTACAAATTGTTATGCGTGTAGTTTTTCCAATAACCTCGTGTGAAATCATACCATCTTTTTCAAGAAGTACGAAAAAGTTTCTTGCTTTGTCTTTTGATACTCCCCATTGCTTTGCCCAGTTACTTAAACTCTGGATAGATTGACCTCTACCACATTCAAAAAGCTGGTTCCCGATATTCACTTTAGCAGGGGAATGGTTTACAGTTATTAGCAAATCAATCCACCACTTAAGTTTTACGGGGTCTTTCCAAATCCAGTGATCTTTGATAGCCCTTTGAAGTTTTATCCATCCAGCCATATCAGTTATTTCTTTCTATAGCTTTCACCAGAGAAAAAGACCTTATCGAACATCTCGCTAATCCTGTCTGCTATACGGATTCCATAACGCTCTTTAATTTCTTTGTCATTAAGGTTTGAAGTTACCACGGTGAATAGTAAGTTGTCGTATCGGTGATATAAGATCTCTGTTACTGGAGAAATCTCGTTGCCCCAATTTTTTACAGTTGATGGCTCAGTCCCTAAATCATCTATTACCAACTTAGTAGCTATCTTGATATTATTGAACCTGTCTTTATCGTTCATTGCTATATTAGCCAACTCCAGAGCTGTAACGGAAGATATGCAACTGTTCCAGTTGTTTCCCTCCAGTAAGTCAATAAGTTTACATATAGCCAAACTCAAAGTGGATTTACCGTTACCAACACCACCATACAGCAGCAAACCTGCTTTATGATTACCAGTGAGCCATTTAGTAGCTTTCTCTATGGCTTCATTTGTACTCTCGGTCTCAATGTATGCTTTTGCCCTACTTGCAACAGTTTTTTGATAGCAGGCTTTTAAGAATTGATACACTTCCTCCTCACTGTAATTAGTAATCCTATATCGTTCTGGAGCAACGCTCATCCTGTTTAGAGCTGCCATAAATTTATCCAATCGTTCCTTTTCCATAATACCTATCTTGCTTGGTTTATTGCAGCCTGTCTTATACGATTTATTTCCTCATTCAGATCGCCTCTCATCATAGCTGTATATAAGGCTTTCTGGTTGCACTTGTAACCTCTGGCGATAAATATCTCCATTAGATTGTAATCCGTTGAGAAAACGAACAGGATTGCATCCTGTGTACCTTTTACATCACCATAACCAAACAGAGGTTTACTTATGTTGGGAATGAATACACTGCTTATATTTTTTGTACTGGTGATAGCCCTTTCTGCCTTTTGTCTGGCTCTGTTAGAAAAAGTATCTGGGATTCCGTTGTAGTAGCAATAGAATCGCTTGACTTTACTTCTTGATGCCATTTCTTCAAATCTTGGGTATTCTCCAGTTGAGGCTACACAATCATATCTCGGTGTCTTGTTATTGGCATACTCCTGGAGCCTAACCATACGGTAATAATCGGTAAGTATCATTTTTTACCTCCTTTCTTAAACCCGTTAGTTCCAGTATTGTTTAGAATGTACTTAGTTGCAGCTTGATTAGCTTCCTCTGTGGTAGCAATACGATTTTGCCTCATCCAGGCTTCTATTTCTGCACGATCAAAATAGATTTGTTTCCCGTTTGGTTTGTAATAGGGAATTAGGTGTTCATAGGTAGCCTTGTATATCCAAGACTTACTCAATCCTGTAATAAATGAAAGCTCATCAACAGTGAGCATACTTTTGGCTGCTATTATACTGTAACGTTCTATACGTTCCAGCCGAGTTAAAATTTTTTCTTCCATTTCTATTTGCATTTATGAGCGTCTGTATCTCGTGCACTCTGTACATCCGCTCGTTACCTGGTGCAAAAATCGGAAGTAAATAAAACAAAAAGGGATAACAGCAAATGCCATTATCCCTTATGCTATCTGTATTGTTATTGTTATCCTTTTATGACGTTCATAATATCTGGGTAAAAATATGATCCATTATATTCTTTTGATTTTACATTTGTGAGACCGCTTCTCATAGAGCCATCATTAGGTCTTTTCCCATTAATCAGAAAGCAGTTTACGGTTATTTTAATATAACAATCACTGTTTTCATTACCAAGCAACTTATCTATAAAATAGATCAATTCTCGCCCTGTCTTTTTCCAGTTAATAGGGTCAATGTTTTCCGATAAGTCTCCTTTACCGCAAATGCTCAGCCATTGATCGATAGTCGTTACTGTATCAATATAGTTCTTTTTCTGTAGGCTAGCAAATATTTTTGTCAGTTCTCCAGTGGTTAATTTTGTTTTGAAATTCCTGTATTTTCCATAATTTATAATTGGGGAAAAATCAACCTCCTGGTACAATCTCATTATATTGTCAATTTTTTCTATCTTATCAAGCTGATTAGCTGGTATTATTGCAGCTGGCAAATGCGTTTTTTTCCACAATTGTTCAAATGGACTCCAGATAGGTTTTAGATTGAGGCTTTTTCCAATAGCATAGGCTATCAATTTTAGTTGAGAATTTGTAGTAGTTTCTGATGGCTGATACTCTCCATTTAGAAATCCAGCTTCTTTACCCCTATTAAGAAGTTCTACAGCCATTTCATTTGCAAGTTCCTTTGGCAACATTGAATATGCTCCTTTGCTAAGTTCCAGTTCTTGCTTTATTTCGGCTCTAAGTTCTGCCATTGTATCTATATACATACTTATGGCACCCGTAACATCATCTGGCATTTTTGCACTTAATAAGAGTTTGTAAAAATTTGCAGATGAGCCTATATTTATAATCTGTTCTGTCAAAACAGGATCTTTACACTCTCTCCAGAATGTTAGAATCTCCAATGCCCACAAGCCGATGCTTGAAAACTCTTGATCTAAAGCTGATGTATAAAAATCATCTTTGCATTCCAACAAATAGTTAAGCTTTTTGTTAATCCTGTTTATCCTTGCTATGTTAATGACAACCTTTGATCTTTCCATATTGTTAGCGTTTACCTGTTTGAAATACCATACTCCAATTCGTGTTATCTCCATAAGGATTTGGAGATTTACCTGGTAAATAATCCGAGATTAATCCCTGTTTCCATTCTTTGTAGGCATCTGCCAGGCTTTTGTTTGTGTCTGCTTTATCCTGGTACGAGAAATGAAACTCTCTTTCATACTCCCAGAAAGAAGCAGCCAAAGGGTGTTTAGTATCTTTAGAATAAGGGTTGTTTATTTCACCTTTGTACCAGGTATAATTGCTATAGTCCTCAATCATTACAAATTTTCTTTAATAGTGGATTTAATCCCAGAGGATATTTACATTAGGTATTACTTCATATTCAGTTGAACCACATTCAGAACAGATACAAGGAGTTTCCTCAAATGGATCTTCAAGATCATTTATGATATGCTCCTTTTCTTCTTTTGATACTTCAAGGTGCAGCCATTCATTACCACATTTTTTGCATTTAACCATTTTGCCAGTTCCCATATTTTATTGCATTAAAAATCTATTGAATCTACAGCCTCTTGTTTTTTCTTGTCCAGTACCTTTGCATAGATTTGAGTTGTAGCAAGTTCTTTGTGACCAAGAAGTTTTGAAACAGTGTATATATCGGTGTCCTTTTCAAGAAGTATCACAGCGAATGTGTGGCGGGCACAGTGAAAGGTTATATCTTTAGTGATACCAGCAGCTAAAACCCATCTTCTTAACTCCAGCAGTGTCCAGGATCCATATTTGAATCCTCTAAAGACTTTCTCATCATCATTGCCTCGCTCTCCCATATATTTCTCTGCTCTGTTTGATAGATCTAAATACTCTTGACCTCCAGTCTTTTTTTGCTTAAAAAACACTCTGGTTCTATCTCCCTCTTTATGAACATCTCTCCAGGTAAGTTTTTCAATGTCGCTTTTTCTTAAACCTGTCATACAGGAAAAAAGGAAGGCGTTTTTTAAGTAAGGATATTTACAAGGAGTTTGATCTAATTTCTTTACCTCATCTAATGTAAGGTACATTCGTTGTGTTTCTGCAGTTTTAAAACCCTCAACGCCTCTCAATGGATTTACTGGAATAATCCTTTCCTCGTATGCCTGGTTTATGCAAGCTCGTAATTTGTTGAAGTATGATACTTTTGAGTTTTGAGAAAGAGGCTGGAACAATTCACTATCTTTATTCCTCGTTCTTTTATGAGTGTCTTTCTCAACAGTATTAAGAAATTCCTTAAAGCCCTCCACCCATTCAGAATCAATATCCTTGAATGTGGTTTTTTCATCACAATAAATCTCCAGATATTTTAAGCAACTGTGCCAGTTCCCCCAGTTACCTTTACTGTCTGGATTCTGATGCCGTTCTTCACACATCTTTCTATAATACTCCAAGAATGGCGTATCTGTCTTGAATTGTTTGGTGAATCCATACTCACCGTTTTGGATCTCAATTTGTCGCTTTGATCTGATTGCTTGGGCTGTCAGTAATGTTTGCTCGTTCTGCTTGCGATCTTGGGGAGTTCTCTCCTTAATGAGATATAATTTCAGAAATTCATACTCTCGTTTCCCATTCCTGTATATATCCAAATACAGACTAATGTTTCCATTTGCCAGTACTTTCTCCCTTAGTTTTACTGGCTCCTTTTTTGTCTTACTGATCTTGCTCGTTTTCATAACTGGTTTGTTGCTGAGCAACAAAATTTGTTACTCATATTGTTTCGGGTAACAAAGTAACAACAAAATAACGAGAAATAAAAGAAAACAATGAAAAAATATAAAAATGAATGGAGAACTGATAATGCAGTATAAACAACTGATAATCATATATATATTGTTGTACTTTTTTCTTTTTATAGCTGCTTATTTTCATTTGAATTTAGCCACATCACTTTCCAATGCAGAATGTTTATTTGCCCACGCAAACGATATTTGTATTGCGTAAATCGCTGT